CTCCGTACGAGAGCACGCTTCTTCAGCGTTCGCTACTCATGCCTTTTTACACACTCATGTGTGAGCACCGGGACATCTTTTGCTGCTCCATCGGCATCAACATGCACTCGACAGATGTGGACGAGTTCGTGAACGATCTTACGTCGTTTTCGGACAAGTTCATGGAGGGCGATTACGGAGGTTTTGACACCTCCATGCCATATGAGATTGGCCTGGCCGCAAACACCATCGTTTACACGGTGTGTGCGCAGCTGGGCTACAACTCTGAGGCTCTTCGCCAAGTCAAAGGCCTACTTTCTGACAACCTCTACCCCACTTGTGTGGTCAAGGGGGACGTCATTCAGGCCCCGGCACTCCAGCCATCTGGCAAGTACGCTACCGCAGAGGACAACTCTCTGCGTGGGCTCATCATGCTGGTGTATTTTTACGCCAGCCAATTCCCCGATCGAGACGTTGGGACGTTCTTTGACCAGGTCAAGCCTCGTATCTACGGCGATGACCTGCTCGCGGGCGTAAAACCCGAGTCCCAGGACAAGTTCAACAACATCGCGTACAGCGAGTTTTGCGACGAGTTCTATGGAATCGAGTACACCAACGCCCAGAAGACCAAGGACTTCTCTCCATTTTTGGAGTTTGAGGATACCTCTTTCCTTAAGCGGACATTCCGCTACAGGGAGGACCTCGGTCACTGGGTTGCTCCACTCGACTTGACATCAATCATGAAGTCAGTCGCGTACATTCTACCCTCAAAGGTGGTTTCGGAGGAGGAGCAGATCCTGGATGCGGCCGTTTCGGCCGCCCGGGAGATGTTCTTTCATCTTACCGCCGAGGAGTACCACTTGTACCGCGTTCAAGTCGCGAAACTTGTGGAGGAGCATTTCCACCTCGGGCAGAACGAGTTTTTAGCTCGTCTTCCCACCTTCAGTCGCATTCGTGCTGACCTCTATGGGGAGGTGATCACTGAAGGTGCAGTTTCTTTAGTATCTGAAGAGGAGAAAGAGCAGCTCCGTGCAGCTGGTAAAAGCACATACCGCTTCTTTATGATGGTGGTCACCACAGGTGTGGTGTGGAATCTTCTGCACTACTTCCTTGGGCCTGGCTACGGCTATGCCCTTGGTACTGTCGTGATGGCCCCCATTATGGAGGAGTACTGGTGCG